ATTGATATAAGTGTCGTTGAAGTAAAGAACACGATCAGCTACTAATACATAGTCTTTGCCACTTATCTTAATGGCTTTTCCTTTTAGTTCTTTATCTGTCATTTTTATTTTGTATAACTAATTAATTCTTCCTTATCGTCAACCAAATCCATGAGTTCGTTATAGCTTAATCCTTTAATATCTTGGCTCTCGCTATAGCCCAAGCAGTCAATTAAATAAGTGATTAGTTGCTCTTTCTTAACTTTAGTCATTTTTGCCTTTCTTTTATTAACTAATACTTAGATATTAACACCTTATGAACACTATGTCAATATAGCAGTTTAGCCTCGTTTTTAGTTATTCTTCCAACTTCTCCCGGAAACATTTAATCAACTCCTCAAAGTGTTCTGCATACTTCTTTCCGAGGTCTGTTCTCCATCTCTTCTCTCCTATGGTGTCAAACGCTTTTATTCCGTTTTTTAGTCGTTTAAATACTTCTTGTGTGGTTTGGAAATACATATTTTGATCCATAGTAGTATTGTATCACTCTCTGCTAATCTGACATTGTGCGACATTAAGATTACTGAGCCCCCCTCCCCCATACATTCCCACTTCTCTTCTCCTTATCTTCTTTCTATTCCCCTTAATTGTTGCCTACCCGATTCGGGTGAGGTGTCTTAACTGTTCACATCTCCTGTCCTGTGTGTTCTTCCGCCTTAGTGCGACTGGCATAGTACATTTTCTTCGCAAACCCCTTAGGGGAATGTCAACCTGCCAATAGGTCTGCTATCCCTTTTCCCAAAAGTGTTCTTCGTTTTTCCTATGTAGTTCTCCATGGTGTTTTTTGCATAGCCAAATAACCTGGAGTGGTTTAGAATAATCATCATGATGTGCTTCTGTTAGTAAACTGCCACATACTATACATGGCTCTTGAGTTATTTTCCCATTCCTTTTTGAACGTCCAGTCTTATGGACAGCGTTGAATTGTTTTCTATTGGTGTCATGCCAATAGCGCCACTTTTTCTGGAAATACTTCTTATGTTTCTTGTAGTAATCTTTTAGGTAGTCTATTCTTTTCAAGCGCCTAGAGGCCTCGCACTCTTTGCAAGCTGGGTAGAAACCATTCTTTCTGGACTTATCTTTATAGAAGTATTCTTCCTTCTTTTCTTTATGACAACGGCAACATTTCTTCATTTTGGATCATAGAAAAAACCAACCTCATCGGTTGGCTTGACTTTTATTGTGTTTAACTGGTAAAATAAGTTATTCATCACTGAATATAGATTAAACCGTTTCCCGACTTTTGTCAAGAGACGGTTTTTTCTTTGTTTAAAACAAAACCTCTACGGGCTATTTAAAGCATGGTAGAGGCGATGATAGTTTTATTATAGCATAGAAGTAAAGGAGCGACCCTATTCTATCGACCTTTCTATCGTATAGAAAGTAAAAGGGGACAACCTAAGTTTAAGGTTGAAATAACTGCTATAGTATGATATAGTTCTAACTGCGCAAAAGAGAGGGGACTAAGCGACAACTTGGTTAAACCCCTCTTTTTTCTGGGCAAAATATTCTATCCAATCTTCTCTTTTAAAATTTGTCTGCATATGGCAAGAAGAACAAAGCGATATCAGGTTTTCCTCATTACTATTCTCCTTGTCGTAGTCGATATGATGAATGTGCAACTTATACGGTCTAACTCCTGCTCTTGTGTTCTTAAATAATTCTCCTTGATGTCTAAAACATTCTTGACAGCGATAGTTGTCTCGTTTTCTTATCTTCTCTCTTAATCTTCTACTGAAATTCAATCCGTATGGTTTAGCAGATATGCCCCCTTTCCAAAGATGACTTTTCTCTCCTTTATGTGCCTCACTCATTTTTTTCAAAGCTTCTTCAGAAACAACACCACTTTTGCCCTTGTTCCAAGGAGTATGCCCCTTCAGAAGCCCTCCAAGTATCGACCAATCTTTTCCACGATTAGTTTCGCTGATCTTCTTTTTTGTTTCTTCAGTATGATGTTTTCTACCATTAATCCAGGGGCTTCGTCCTTTCTTTGATTCGCTTATCTTCCTCTTGTGTTCTTCTGTAAGAACTCTTCCCTTCATAGCCAGGCTTATCTTTTTCTTTCGAGCTTCTGATAATGGTTTATATTTGACTCCTTTTACCATACTATTTCTTAACTACTTTCCTATCTTTGCTTTCTTTAAGTGCAACTAAAATCACGTTTAAAATTCCTGAATACGCCATCATTTCTGGTTGCTCTAAAAGATGAGATACAATTCCTGTAAGACCTGCTGAGACACCAATCCAAAGACCAGCTCTGACAAATCTTGGTGATTCGTTCCACAGTTTAGCTAGGTTTTTTCTTGTCATTATCTTCACCCCCTCTTGAATACTTTTTTTAACCATTTAGAGAATAAATCACTAGCTGACAATGCCTCTACAGATATATCTTCTAAAGCTCTTAGCTTTGTTCTAAGTGCCTCTCTGGACTCATTAAGCTCAAGTACCCTCTTAATGTATTTTGCAACCTCTCTTTCAAGGTTTTCTTTCTCCCTAAAGAGCGTAGCCTTTTCTTCTCTTGCTTCAATAAGGCTCTTGTTGATCCTTGTGTTCTCCTGTTCTTGGCTAGTAAGCTCTCCATCGAGAACTCCGACAGTTGTTGACAACTCAAGTATCTGTTCAGCTTGGTTTTTAACCTTATTCTCAAGATCTTTAATTTTATTCTCATCACTAGTATCCTCCTTTATTGGTCCTGTAAATAACCTTAATCCGTAAATGTATCTTGCTGGATCACCATATTTAGCTGAGAAGAAGTAACATTCTCCGGTGTATGGATCGTTAATCAAGTATTCCCCTTGTTCGTCTTTTCCTATTATTAGTACGAAGTGAGTTTGAACTCCTGTCTTTGGGCTGAAATCAACCTCTGCAATAACTGGCATCTTCTTATCGAGATACTCATCTATTTTAGAGAGGTCGCAGGGATCATCATAACAAGCATATCTTTCTATAAACTTGATATCAGGGAAAGCACTTGGAACTCCCCACCAATAGACTAAATTACTATTGTGATAAATGTCGTTTGACTTGAATACTTCGTTTAGAATATCGGGGTTTTGTTCATGTCCATAATACTTTAAAAGCATTGACATACAAGTTAGAACGCATCCAGCACTACCTATGGTTACACTCGATGTTCCGAGCTTCTTTCTTGCCCAAAGTGGGGATCTTTGGCCTAGTGGTGGAATTGGTAATTTCATTTAATTATTACAAGGCCCATTATACCACCTACTACAACTGTTAGTATAATACATACTAATCCATATACTAGTTTCTTGACTGGCTCGAACTCACTCCTTTGCACATATTTATTATCGAGGTTATCTTTGATTTCTTTTATCTCCTGCATAATGTATCCAATGTCTTTAGCCATTTCTGCCAAAGCAACTCTTTCCTTCACACTTAATTTTTCCATGATCCTCCTTTCATTCTGCTAACATAAATAACGAGAATATCACAAACGAAACACCAAGCATGATTAAAGCTAGGAGCGTTATTACAGCGTTCATCTTCTTAGAGGTATCGCTTTGATTTAGGGCCTCCTTAAATGACTCTAATATCCTTCCCTCACTTCTTATTATGTATCTCTTGTATTTCGACTCAAATTCTGTGATTGTTTCCTCAAGGCCGTTTATTCTTTCTTCTGCATTCATTTTTTCCTCCTTAATTTGAGTTTCTTCTTCTTTAATTTAAGTTTAGGCTTCCTCAGGAAAGATATTTTCTTCCTTTTAAGCTTTAGTTTCTTTGGCATATTACTCCTTTCATTTTCTTAATTCCTTTATATTATCTGCTACTGATTTGGTTAGTATTCCTCTTTCTTCGTATTGTTTAAGTAGAGCCCCTATCTCTTGAGCATTTTTACCTTCTATCTGTTCTAGTATCCATTTAGCTCTTTTCTCTGTTTGTAGTATAGATATTCTATCAGCTACACTCTTGGTTAGTCTACCGGATGCTTCTTCTTGTTGGAGTATTCGCCCTACCTCCTGTGCTGTTTTGCCTTGAATGCTTCCGAATATATCATCAGCTGCTTTCCTTTCGGCTACATCTTTTGCCGCTGCTGGAACGTTCTTAATCTCGTCTTCCCACTTAGCCACTCGTTCTTGAGCTTCTTTTCTACTTATATCCCCACTTGATAGTAGTTTCCCTAAATAGACCTCGACTGCTGCTTTAGCTTTATTGTCCTCTTTAGATATTATCTGTAGATTAGCCTGTTCATTCTTCCCACCCAAGCTGAGAGGGATTATGTGGTCAACCTGGGTACTTTTATCTCCCTTGTCGATAGCAGACAACCCTTGGGCACGCTCCAGGACAACAGCATCTCCTCTTAACTTCCTTATTGGTTGCTTATCCCTGACTGATGCTATGACCGCTGCTGGATCTTTAAAGAAACCCTGTCCGTATAGACTAATCGTTTGTAATGCACTTTTAGGAGCATCACTAGACTTTTCAAACTTGCTAGCAATTAAGGTCCTTATATCCATGCTATTTTTAACCTCTGTTCTTATAGTTGTGGTTTTTTTCTTAATCTCTTTGGCCTTCTTGTCATCTGTTAGGGCTTGATATTCAGGCGTCTTTATTAGCTTGGTTAGTTCTTTGCTTAGTTTTGCCCCAGCTTCCTCTTCGAAAGAGTCTAGCTGTTTTGGTGTTAGCTTCACTTTCATTTTCTGTATAGTCTGTGATGGTGAAAGCTTAGAAGGTGTTGCAGATGATCCCTCTCCATAAAGTCTGCTAAGTTCATCTACTAGGTCATTACTTACAGGAGTCTTAGAATTAAACAAATCATAGAAGGCTGCAGACCTAGTTGGTTGTTGTTTTACAACCTCACCTAAAACATTTCTCTTTGGTTCTAGTGTAGTTCTTAATCCAGGGACACCAAGTTTGAAATAATCACTAACAGTATTTGTTTCTCTAGATATGGGATCGGTTGCCTTTGATAAATCCTTTATGATATTTGGAATAGGGGATGAAAGTAATTGACCAGCATAAGATTTTCCATACCTTTGAGGATCAGTTAGCGCGTTTATTGGAGATTGGAGCCCTACTACAAAAGATTGATCTAATAAGTCTTTACCTATGCTGGCTCCGTAACTTGATAATGATCCTCCGCCTTTACTTTCCTCGTTAAACTTGGCACCTGCCAGAAATACAACAGCCTCTGGGCCAATAGAATTAAGAGATCTCCACTTCCCACCAATCATAATTGAGTTTCTTGGTTTATTCTCTAATTGCCATTGCCTCGCCTCTGCTGCATCTTTAGGTTGACCAGTTATAATCCCCTTGCTCATTAAGTACGATCCAAGTCCGAATATACCTGTACCGATTACTCCTCTGCCAAACTCTTGAGATGCTTGTCTTTGTAATTCAGGAACATCACTCAGCAACACCTGGCCAGATTTAGCAATCCCCTGTAATAGTCCTACGGGAGAATAGTTTTTGATTTGAACAGCAATTGATGATGGGACACCTGTAAATGGTATCGTAACTTCTCCACCAATCTTAGTCCAAGCTTTCTTGCCTAATGCTCTTTTAATGGCTGATGCGACTGCTGTAGCCATGTTTTTATCTTTGAAAACAGCAACGTTGGCATCACTTATAGCAATCTTCATCATTTCTGCTGTTGGACTCTTTACCGCTTGCTCAATAAACTCCTTATTCCCTCGTTTACCAGCGTTAATAGCTTTCGATCCAGCTTGACTGTATAGAGATCTAGCTAGCGCTGCGTTATAAAATGGTTTATCAGAAGCTCCTAATGTCCTAAATACTGCATCTGTATAAGTTTTTAGTGTTTGCTCCACCTTCCCACTTCCCCATGTGATCTGTTTACGATCAAACTTATTCATTATCTCTCCTGGGTCATAACCCTTTGAGACAATATCTTTTACTTGTTGAACTGTTGTCTTTGATCCAAATTCGCCTAATCCCTTTATCCCAGGAGTCAAAGTTCTTTCACCAGTTTTTAAGCTAAGAGCAATATCAGCTGCACTACCAGGGAGGTCTTTAGCTAATTCTGCAATCCCATGTATAGAATTTCCTAAGAAGTTCCTTTCATGGGTTCTAAATGATGTTAGGAGTCCTGCTTTCCATACAGCAAGAAACTTGTCAGTTTTGCCTGAGGGGATAAAAGCGTTTATTGTGTTGCTTAATTCGTTTATAGCTATGTTCTTTTCTCTTCCTTTTAAGAGGTCTATCTCTTGGACTCTTTTAGATATCTCCTTGAGTTGTATCCCTGTAAGCTCTGGTATCTTCACTTTAGCTGTTAAATTGTATTTTCTTATCTTCCCTGTAGCTGATAAGGCAATAGCTTCTGGGCTCATCTTCTTTAGAAGTGAGAAAGCCTGGACACTTCGTCCTAATTCAGTTCCATGCTCTGATAAGTTGTTATATAGATTAGCAGCTGCCTGATTTCTTCCAGCTTCTTGTAGGTTTACCGCTTCTTGTATTGTAGCTGCTACTTTCTTATCAAGGTCTTTTGTGTTTTTGAAGTTTATACTTGCTCCATCTTGTAATAGTGCCTGAGCTTCTCCCATTAGTTTAGTATTTGGTTTCGGTCTGTATGTTCCCTCTACTTTAGCTTTTACCTCGGGAGGTACATTTGGAGCCTCTTTAACAGATGTAACAAACCCTCTTTCCTTTGTTCCTAGCGGATTAACATCCTCTGCTACATCTCTAACACTAAGACCAAACCCCTTCTTCTCGGCTTCATAGGTTAATGCCTTCTGTAAATCGCTTTGATATACTGGAGTATATGGGTTTCTTTTGTATTTCTTGTTAAAGCTGATTTGGAAGTCCCATTGAGGTTTCGTCATCTCAGTTGGCTTAACAGGTGTATCTCCTGGTGCGTATCTTCCCCTCTCATCTCTAAGTTGAGTTATAGTCCCTGGCTTCTTCTTTAATAGTCCAATTACACCACCAACTCCACCAACAAATCCTCCTAAAGTGCTTCCTATCGCTAATCCCGTAACTGCCCCTCCTATGACGTTTGTGATTTCTGCTTTATCTCCTTCTGACATGCCTTGTAATCCTCCAAACAATAATCCCCAGGCTCCTCCTTGTTTGACTCCTTGCTTGACTCCTTGCTTAAAACCGCCCTTAACAGCTCCTTTTATAGCTGCTACCCCGACATTTTTAACAGCACTTGCTCTTCCTGCTGTTGCAATATCTAAAAGAGGAAGGGCAATCTCTGCACCAGTACCAAGCCTTCTTGATAGAGATGGAGTTTCACCTTTCTGTACAGCCCTTATATCAACACCTAGTCTTCCACCTGCTTCTGCAAGCCTTTGTGGAAGGTTTATCATCTGTTCAGCTGCACCAGTACCAAACTTACCAATAACTCTAGTGACTGGTGATTTTATCCTATCAGCGTATTGTTGAAGGTTTACCTTTGGTAGTGTTCTTTCTTCTGCTTTCTTCTGGAAAGAACCCACACTCCTAGCAAAAGGAGTAGTCCACAAATTAGACGGTTGATTGAAGGTTTTGATTGGAGAAATATATTTTGCTTTGGCTAAAGTAGATGGATTTAGATAGGCTTTTGCCGATTTTTTGACACTACTAACCGGACCCTCTTTTAATTGCTTAAAAGCAGTTTTTCTTTCTTGGGATCCAGGAACTCTCCTCAACAAAGCAGATTTAATCTCGTCAAAGATATTAAGTCTTGCCATAGTTAAGTAGATTAAATTCCCCCAGTTAACTCTTTAGTTAAATCTTCAGAAAGTGTCCCCGCACCGATTGGTGTTAATCCCCCACTTTCTCCTTCATCAAGCTGACCTGTTCTGAGAACTGATTCCTGTTGCTCCGGTGTAGAAGTGAATCCACCCGCTGTCATCTTTTGCAATGTTATTGCGTTCCTAGCTAAGTCAGTTTCCATATTCTTTACGGATACATCCTTGGCTTGTGATAACTTTTGCTCTGCTTGCTGTTGAGATTGAAACAATCTTTGCTCAAATTCTGTGTTCCTTGCGTTTATCTCGTTCACGGTGTTTCTGTGATCTTGAATAGCTTGGAATACAAACTCTGCCTTTCTTGATCCTAACTCACCTCTTCTGATACCGATTTCTGCTAAAGCTTTCTGAAGTCCTGATCTTGCCTGTTGCTTCAATGTCTCAGCTTGTCTTTTTGCATCAGCAATGTTTTGCTGCGCAATATCCCTTGTGTTCTGAATTTCCATGTCTATCTGGTTAACAGTTTCTTGCAGCCTAGCTCTAAGAGTACCAATTGTCTTTATTACTTGTTGTCTCACCCCAGCGATGTTTTTAGTTGTTTGTGCTCCTAAGATCTCACTTGCAAATCTACCTGTACCAGTTGTTCCTCCGAACCTTGACTGAATACCTTGAAGTAACTGTGATGCACCTCTTTGTGCTTCATTAATTGCTCCTGTGCCTTCAGATTGTGTATCAGCAACTGCTTCTCCTATACGGCCCTCTTCCCTTGTTTGCTGTTGTTCATAAAGTCCTTCTCTTCTTGAGAGCTCTCCTTCTTGCCCACTTACTGCAGATTCAAGATTAGAATCAATACCTGCAAGGTTAGCGTCTGTTTCTGCCCTTGAGGCTTGCTCTGCTTGTCCTAATGCCTCCAATGAAGGGGCTATTAAGGAATCAAAGTCAAACTCTGGCTCTGCTGGTGCTTGCTCCAATGGAGCTTCTGCACTAGCCGTTTGTTGTCCGGCTGCTTGTTGTCCGACTCCTGCGCCTCCTCCTGCTGGAGCTTGTGCTCCAAGGATTTGACCTCCAGTTGCTCCAGTAGCTATACCCTCTGCCTGTGGAAATGATGGTGTCTGTTGTTGTGGTGTTGTTGAGATAGGACCGCTAAGAGGACTTATTGGAGTTCCCCCTAATTTTTCGGATATACCAAATTCAGGTAATCCGAGTTTTGTCCCGATATCCCCTACAAAATTTCCAAAATTAAATGCCATCTACTTTTCACCTCCCTTCGAATAGTTTATCGTATTATTCATGTTAACTTCCAACTGCTATCCAATAAAACTGCAATCCTTCTGCTGAAAATTCTGATGTCTTAGCAATTCCAACGCTTAATGTCGCTGTTGACGATGTTACATTGTAAATGCTAAATGCGGTGGTGAAGTTTTTAGGAACAACCGATACGTCAGGAGCTGAACTGAATGCTGTAGCGAATGGTATGACAGCTACAAATGAAGTCCCAGATCCTGGGGCTGTTACTTGATTATTACCATGTTCCATTCTTTCCCCGACTGATTCTGCTTCTAATAGATTAGACTGAGCAATAGATGCAATACTTGAAATTGAGAGTGTTGTTGCTTCTATATGAATTACCTCGGCTCTAGAAACGGATGCGATGCTAGAAATAGATAACGTTGCCACATCAAGGTCATCAAGTGATGAACTATCTGCGACAAGTGTCCCGACTTCTACTCTTGCTATAGAGGCAATGCTAGAAGACACTATTCTTGTTGAACTTGTAATTTCACTTATAGTTGCATTAGCTACATGAAGACCTGTTCCATCTGTATTTAATGCGGCTGCAACTCCATCTCTTAGATCGTTGAACGTTCCGACTGTCATAACTGATTCAACTAGTGCTCCGTCTGAGTGAGATCTGGCTGTAGAAGTATCTGCTGCTCTTGTACATCCGGTTAGATCGCTTCCACTTACACCTGTAAATGTGATTATCTCTCTTGAACCTGAAGTAGCGTTACCACTTCCATCTTCTCTGTCCACTACAATATATCCTGGAGCCTGAAGTCCAGTTACAGAATTTAATGTAATAGTTTCCGCATCATCTGCGATAGCGCCATTTAATGTTGTACTAAAATAGTTTGCTGTTGGTGCTTTCCAATATGTCGCCATATTACACCTCCTTTCATTTTGTTAATATTTAAACTTTTTCGTCTGTTGGTAGGAATCCTAGACCCATCATATTGGCTCTAGATTTAATACCTAGTAATTCGTAATTGTCGTTTCTATTGTCAGTCTTTATTATGAACTGAATGTTCCTTGCTGACTTATTAAGGTTCGTCCATCTATAGAGCTCGTTAATATCGCTTGCTCCTCCTTCTTCCTCTGAGTCTCCAAATAGAGTATCTCCCCAACCATCTGCTCCCCATCCTGCATTACCACTTTTTGTTTCAATACTGAAACTCTTAGCAGTGATTACGTTACCAGACCTTTCTTGTAGCCTGATATCGACATCTACTGTTCCTGTTACGTTCCTAAATTGTAGATAAGCGTCCTTGACGTTCTTAAATCTTACCCAATCTCCGAAATCCTCTCTCTTCGTTCTCAAAATCGTGTTTATGCTAGTTCCTTGGTCATCCCCGAATGCGCTAGAGTATTGAATAACATTACCTGTGTCGTCCTCTCCGTATAGTAGTAGTTCATCATTAGAAGAGTCATAGAATGTCTCATATGTGTTAGCATCTGTGTTCCATGGTCCCATCCATGCTAATCTCTCTCTATCGAAAACCATAGACTTATCCAATCCAGGGAAGGATATGATGTATTTAAACATGTTATAGTTGGCACAAGCATTTTGCTTCTGTGAAACTGTAACTCCTTCAAAGAACGGTCTAACTTTTGCACTGATCTCGTTTGTTCTCAAGATGTCTCCTATAAAGCCTGACTCGTTTCCTAGTGTGTAGATCCCATTTCTTGATAGAAACAATATGTCGTTCTCAACTTCTACAATAGACCTTGGAGATATACAACCTACTGAACCTGTAACCAAGACTGCTGTTGGCTGTGTAACAAAGAAGTTACCGATTGGTATGCTCTCTAGAGTAACTTGCCACACTGACCTTTCTTTGAAAACAATTATCTTATCTTTAAAGGTCTTTATTCCTGTTATGTTATCTCCGGCGTCTGGCTCAATTCTTATAAAGTTTCCTCCGAAAGACACATCTGTTTTCTCATGGTTTGGTGCTTTTCCGCTTATGACAACCTTGCTTGGTTCTCCGTCTATACCAGCCCAGATAAGCCTGTCTTGAAACCTCTCTATGTATTTGGCTTTTAATCCTCCTGTCGAATCAGCTGTAGGTGGTAATGTGAAGTCTTGAGTGATTGCTGTGCCATCATCTATAAATGCTGTGCTGTTCCCATCTACTCCTCCTAACCATCTCTCTGCTCCCTCAGCCCTTCCGTAAATGCTGTAAGACTTAAGAACTCCACTAGCGGCACTTGGAGCTGTCCAAGTAACCTTAATAGATCCATCTGTTAGGTCTTGTGGTTGGTTTTGTGTAATGACACTTGATGAAGCTAGTGTTTCTCCTACTTCTGTTGTTGCACTAACTCTATAGCTAAAAGTGTTAGTCCCACTTGCTCCAGATATTTGGGTTGCAAATGTACCAGTTGGTGTTGCTATAGTTGGAAATCCAGAAAGACTTGATCCGTCATATCTAACCATTTCCCTAGACTCACTAACAACATATAAGTTGTCTTCCAGTTGTGCCATATCAGCGCTAAATCCTGATGCCCAGGATGCACCTGTTAATGTGCTATAACTTGCTCCAGACTTCTTTGTCAGAAGTCCGCTATCTGTCAGAGATACTATTTCACTAGTACCTGAGGCTGGGTAATAACCCTTTAAACCTCTTACAGATCCTGTTCCTGCTAGATAGTAGAGAGATGTCCCCCACCTCTTGGTGGGCACCCCTTTACCATCCAGTAACAGATTGTCCATTTGTGCCAGTTCATTGGCCTTAAGTTCATTTACCCTTAGTAGTGTATTAAGTCCACCACGAAAATTGTCCCAGGAAAGGCCCTGTTCCTTCGGTGGTCTAAATTTTGGTACTTTCGTGTCAAATATTGGCACATCTTTCCTTTCTATCCATTCCTACCCCACCTAAAGTTGTATTTTTTCTGCTCGATTGTCCTTACTTGTCCGTAAACAGCTGCATCGGTGTGAGTAGATTCTAATTCTAATAATCTCGCTAAGATCTTTTCTGCGTCTGCCTTAGCTTGTGGAAACCTCGCATCTTCACGAGACTCCCATAAAAGTGCAACTGTTCTCTGTACTAAATACTCCGGATCTGGACACATTGAGGCGTCCGCTGGGCTTGCGAGTGATCCTGGAGTTGCTAGATATGGAACATATATTGATGCTCCGCTAACCATGTTTCCGTTCGCTGTACCTGGATTTACAAAAAGAGAATAGCCATCAGAGTAATTCCCTATCACGTAGCAATATCTATCACTACCTGAGTATTGATCTTTCTCTTGTGGCCTTATTTCTGGATAGTCTTCAGTTGTCGCCCCGTCGGCGGTGATCTTTGGAAAACTAGAAATCTTCCTGAAGTCCGTCGGTAGAGAGAGTGTAGAGTTTCCTGATGGTTGGCTAGTCAAGGAGTTATATTCCTTGTATAAAACCTGCCATGGGTACGACTCAGACCATTCTCTTTGAGACATGTTCATGTATTTCAATCTAAGATTCCAGTCATCACCGCCAGCTGTTGGGGCGTCTGGAGACTGGTCTACAATTGTAGCTATTCTGTTTTGTATTTCAGTTACATTTGTTGCCATTGTATTAAGCGTCTATTTCTGTATATGCATTGACCCATCCGTAAACATCACCAAACTTCACTCTGACACCAAATGCTAGTGTAGCTCCGCCTGATGCAGTTGAAATTACAGATCCGCCTTTGAACTCTAGTGCTGGTCCTGAGACCGTTGAGTTTAAAGCACTAACGGCAGCAACTGTTGCTGTTCCTCCACCTGCTCCTGTATGAACTGCGTTTAAAGCAACTGCATTTGCATCTGGTGATGCGCTTGCGTTCTCAAGTTCTAGTGTAGGACTGTTGTCATCTCCGATAATGTTTCTTTGGCTCTCCGCATATAGATTTATTGTATCTGCCATATTGTTCACCTCCTTTTTTATATACAAAAAAACCCGTCAAGAATTAATGACGGGCCTTATATTTCTAATATTTACTGACCTTTTGTTCTTTATATCAAACTATAATGTGTATGTCAACTATAGTTACTCCGTTCTTTTCGGTAGTTTGCCTACTGAAGTCTGCAAAACCACGTTAAAAGTACCAGTATCAGCCATCGATTTGAAAGCTGGATTGACTGTTATCTGGAAACCATGTTTTTCACATAGATCCGAATACTCTTTAATAAAATCATTAGCCAACTCCTGTTCTGTTTTAGGCTTAATATCTTTTTCTTTCATATTTTCCTCCTTTCGTCCTTAGTATAACACTTTTTTATCCGCCAAAGAAAAAACCTAATCTTAAATCTTATTTTGCTTTCCCCAACGTAGAGAGGCTTATCTGGATTAGTTGTCATATTACTTTGCTGCAACTAATGCTGCTGTTGCCTCATCAATCTTTGCTTGAACCTTAGCTATATCAACATCAAGGTTTGTCTTTTGTTCATTTATTCTAGCAATCTTTTCCTCTAATTGCTTAATAGTAAATGTTTCTGTTTGAGGTGCATCAAAAGTCCTGACGATAGGTTTATCCTTAGCATCAGTTATTGTTGTTTCTTCGTATACGTATTTTTCGTTTTTGTCTGTCATATTTACCTCCTTTCTGGCTATAAACTAATAACTTTTAACTAGTTGCCATAAATCCTAAATTAACTAAAACATCTCTTATGGCGGTTACCTGTGCCTGTGTTGGCGGGTCTGATATTGCAGTATAGGCTTGTTGTACTACTGGAGTAGCGTTGTAAAACCCTATCTTTTGACTTGTAGCTGTACCTAGCTTAGTTCCTGTAGTAGCATTAAAAGTAAAGTTTTTTGCATCTGGAATGATAAAATTACTTCCACTAGGGCTTATGGTGAGGTCCCCATTAGTATCTACTGCAAAAGTAGCATTATCAGTTGCATCAAAGGATAGTTTTAGTTGATTGCCTGCATGCAATATCTCTACCTTAGTGTCTGGGTCTGTTACCCCGATGCCGACGTTGCCGATCATTATTACGTCACCATCGCTTTGAATTCTCATCCTTTCATTCCGTGCTGTACCTGTATAAAAAGCTAAAGACGTTTGAGCATTATTAGGATTGAAAAGAGTTATTCCCCCACGTTCAGTATCATTATCCTGATATGCAATAAGATCAATTGCTTCTGCTCCAACATCATAGAACATTTCAAACCGATCACCACTAGTGGCTCTAAGTTGGAGCTTAGAAGTTCCAGACGACAAAATTGCTCCATTTACCTCCAACTTCGCCCCTGGTGCCGCAGTCCCAATACCGATGTTGCCAGAACTTAATATAGACATTGCATTTACAGGAGTTCCAGCAGTTCTTGTTCTAAAATAAATTCCACCAAGAACGGCACTGTCATATGTGTTATCAATATATAAATCTGAAACACCATTGCCGTTATAATGAATAATGCCTTGATATGCTGAATTATTACCTATCGCTATCGAACCGTTATAAACTTGTGCTCCACCTATGGAATCCCAGCCATTAAATATTGCCTGTATTTCAGAATTACTGTAAACATTGAGAGGGCTGTTTGGATTAGTAGTCCCAATGCCTACTCTTGCATTAGTAGTATCTACGTTAAGAACAACTGTAGCATCTGCCTGGGTAACTTGGAAGGCGGTTGTGGAATCAGTAGAGGGTTCAACTAAAAGATTACCATCAAGTTTTACTAATCCTGCACTTGAACCATCTAAAATGGCAGTAGAATTAAGGTAGAGTTTTTCAGTATATGTAGTTCCCCAATAAAGAGAGTCTTTCCCAACTGAACCAGTTTTGTTAGTAATTGGATAGAAAGTCGGAGCTGCGCCGTGCATAGCAAGACCTCCACTTCCCCCAGCATAAGCAATAGACACCGCTCTATTAGTTGTCCCAGATCCAGTCCCAATAGTAAGTGACCCAGCCCGTTGATAAACATTTATTGCTGTAGCAGTAGCTGGATCAAATTTTAGTGGAGATGTTTCATTACCAGCAGTGGTGCTGATAGTAATACCTGTATCAGACATCGTGAGAAGCCCTGTCATGGTATCGCCAGTTACATTGACATAACGGTCATCAAGAACATTTCTTGGAGTGGTATAGAAGTCTGCTCTTGGCATTATCTAAGCTCTAATAGATTTAGAAGAACGTAGTTTGCTTCTGCTATTGCTGTTAAACCGCTCTCTGAATCTATTACCATTTTCTCTCCTGAGCTTAGTAATATTCCAGAGCCTGAGGCTAATCCTGATGCCCCTATATAGCAGTCATAACTTGCACTACTATTATAAAGAATTACAGACCTGCGTTCTTGAAGCGAGGCTGTTGGACAAAGAGTCTCTGTAGTTGATACTGTAACTGTTGATAGCTGAGGTTGTCTTAACCCCACAACCATTACTCTTTTGCTAGCGTTGAATCCGTCTGGGTGTTGGTGTTCCTCATGATCGATCTGAGGTTGCATGTTCCCCGTGTGTGTCTGGCCCATCTTCTTCTCCTTTCTGTTCAATACTAATAGTTTCCATCTTTGATTCTATCCTTTGTCTGTCTTGGTCTAATCTTGCCCATTGGTGGAGTTTGCTTGCAAGTTCTTTCCCCTTCATTTGTAGTCCTAACGAGTTAGATAAGCTTTTGATTGCGAGTAACGCATCCATCTTATCCCCATTCGCTTTTTTTAATCCCCACTCATAAAGGAAATCTAACTTACCGGCCATTCCGGCATCCTTTCTATCTTCGAATGATATATCAAAAAACTCTGCCACCCTATGGTAGTTCATATCGTCCATGAAATATTTGCTTCTTTCTCCCATAAAAAATCCCGCCATGAAACATTGGCGGGTTACTCCTTTCTAGGGTAATTGACCCTTTTGTTTTTTATATCATGTTTAACCAATGTAGTCAAGATTTGGCCATACATCTTTCTTTATTAATTCTTTCTTCCTCTTTATATATCCTCCATGAATGAGGTTGTTGTGTTCCCATCTCTTCTCACCACCCACTCTTGGGTGTCCTAACGAGTATGACTTATTAGATTGATCTATTTTAAAGTCGTAGCCTCCAAAGTCTTTTATTCTTTCGAACACTCCGTACCAATCCATCCCAAACCCTAGGAAATCAAGTTTCTCATCGAATCCCCCTATCTTTAATAGAACCTCTTTAGGACATGAACAGAAATTACCCTCAATATCATTAAAGTAGCACCCATAGAAGCTTCCTTGGTCTGTTCTCTCTCTTGGGTCCTGCCATGTCTTAACAGCCCACGATTGGTTTGAATACTTATTCCCTACGCCGGTAACTATTGTCTTTGGCTCATTCTT